CCCATACAATCCAATAGACAACCGCTCCCTGCAAATCAACATTATTAAGAATATCGATCTTATGCTTATTATGCAGATAAAGTATCTGTCTGACATACTATGATTAGGAGGTATCGCCATGTATCGTTTTCATGATGCCTGTTTTGGATTTATGCGAATGCGGTATTGGTGCGTCTCCCAGTTATGGAGAGGTCGTATCAAAATTGTTTCTGCTGGCGCATAAGTCGGATTGATCGCAATCGGCTTGTGCGTCTTTTTCATCCAGTATCAAAAGTAGTCATAAAGAAATGGAGGGAAAGTAATGAGTGGATATAAACCAAAAGGAAATAAAAATAGTGATGGACTAGAACCACCAAATGAAAATAGCAGCATATCAAAAAAAGAAAATAGCAAATCTATTGGAACAATAATTGATGAATTATTAAATAATCCTGAAGTGATAATGGTACAAGCTGGAAGAGTTATAAATGAAGCTAAAAAAGCAGAAGAAAAAATATTAAATAAAAATAAAGAACTAGAAAAGCAATTAATTGAAAAAGATAAAGAAATAGCATATCTAAAAGGAAAAATAGATGTGATGAAAGACTTTATAAATGAATTAAAAAACACAGATATTGAATATGGCTCAATAGAAACACAGCTGTTAGAAAAAAACTAGGAGGATACTATGGATGAAGAAGAATATATACAATTACAAACATTGTTGGCAAAATTTAGAGTGGTTGCAATGAAAGAGTTTGGAGCCGAAAGTACACCAACAAAAATAAAAGAAAAAGATTTAAAAATCATTAGAAAAATAGATTATCTAAGAAATAATACAATATTAAATTTATATGGAGGAAATGTAAGATGAAAGAATTTATATATTTAGTCTTAGTTATAATGCTTACACCAATATATATAATAATTAAAGTTTTTAGTACATTTATGGAATTTATGTTTGAAATAGTAGAACCCATGGCTGAAATAATGCAAAAGGCAATAGATAATATGGCATATTTTTGGAAAAATGTTTTTAAAAGAAATCAATAACCAATAAAAAAACAATAACAATGTATAGCAGTAAGAAAAAAACAGAAAAAATTATTAAAAAAATAAAAAATTCAAAAACGAACTCAATAGAAAAAAATAATCTGGAAAGGCAGGTGGACATTATGTTTGAAATATTAAAAATTATATTTATATCTTTTTTAGTAATATTAGCACTGTCAAAAATAGCAAAAGAATTAAATTCGAAAGACAGCAATAAAAACAATATTATCAATGTGATAGAAATATGGGCAATTATAGTGTTGACTTTCTTTATTTATAAAATTTAGGAGGTGCCAAAGATGAATATTCAAGAAGTCCTTGAAAATTATAATACATATAAATTTAAGATAAGTATGGTAGAAGCGGAAATACAAGATCTAAATGATGAGATAGTTGATATAAAAAGTGCAAATTTAGATGGTATGCCAAAAGCAAAAGGATATGTACAATCAAGTATAGAAAATCAAATAATAGAAAAGCAAGAGAAGATAGAACAAAGAGAGAGATTTATAAAAAGGCTAAAACAAAAATTGAAAATAGTAGAAGATTTAGTAAAAACATTAAAAAAATATAATCAAGATGTGATAGATATGAGATACTATCAAAAAATAAGCATAGAAGAAATAGCCGTAAAAAAGAGTAAAACATATGGTGCAATAACAACAACACTAAAAAATTCTATAACAAAAATGCAACGAGAATATAACAAAAATAAAAAATTATAGAAAAATTATATAAAATTTATATATTTTTTCTGTATTTTTTAAAAAAATAATCTGTTATAATTATAATTGCAAAAAAACTAAGTATAGTCAAATTAATATTTTTAGTAAAAGCTACCTTCTTTTCCTTTCTGGGTAGCTTTTTTATTATATTGCGGAGATGGTGCAATGGCAGCACAAGGGGCTCATAACTCCTAGACGAGGTTCGAATCCTCTGTCCGCAACCAATAATACAAATGAGGTATATGCCTATGAATTTAAGTAGATGTATGACACGAGAATGCAAAAACTGCAGATATGAATCAAGTTGTTTTAAGGAGTACAATTATGGAAATAAGAGTAGTAGAAATAAGTCAGCTAAAAAGAGCAGAATACAATCCAAGAAAAGAATTAACACCAGCAGATCCAGAATATCAACAATTGAAAAAAAGCATTGTTGAATTTGGATATGTTGTACCAGTTGTTATAAATTCAGATATGACCGTTATAGGTGGACATCAAGGATTAACAGTATTAGAGGATTTAGGATATAAGAAAATAGAATGTAGTGTCCAAAATCTTGACAAAACACATGAAAAAGCATTGAACCTTGCATTAAATAAAATAAATGGTATTTGGGATAATGAAAAATTAGAAAAAATACTTGCAGAATTAAAAGAACTAGAATTTGATATGGATATAACAGGTTTTAGTGCAGAGGAATTGAATGAGATTTTTAATGATACATTAGAAGCAACAGAAGATGATTTTGATGTAGAAAAAGAACTAGAAGAAATAAAAGAACCTATAACAAAAATAGGAGATACATGGATATTAGGAAAACATAGGCTAGTATGTGGAGATAGTACCAATAAAGAGGCAGTAGAGCGACTGATGAATAATAGAGAAGCGGATATGGTATTAACGGATCCACCTTATAATGTGAATGTTGAAAATAGTCAAGGAATGAAAATTCAAAATGATAATATGGACAATAAGGCATTTGGAGAATTTTTAACAAAAGCATTTAAAAATCTATCAGAGATACTGAAAGCAGGTGGAGCATTTTATATATGGTTTGCTTCAAGAGAACATATAAATTTTGAAAAAGCATTAAATGAAAATGGATTAAAAGTCAGACAAGAGATAATATGGAATAAAAATATGTTTATATTAGGAAATCAGGACTATCAATGGAAACATGAGCCATGTCTTTATGGCTGGAAAGATGGTGCAGCACATTATTTCATAGATGATAGAACACAAGCAACAGTTATAGAAGATAAGCATCAAGATTTTAGAAAATTAAAGAAAGAAGAACTAGTAAAAATGCTAGAAGAAATATATGCAGATAAAATTAGTACAACAATTATAGAAGAAAATAAACCTACAATAAATGATTTACATCCAACAATGAAACCAATAAAGCTACTAAGTAGATTAATAAAAAATAGTAGTAGAATAGATGAATGTGTCGTAGATTTATTTGGTGGAAGCGGATCAACTCTAATAGCTTGTGAACAATTAAGTAGACCTTGCTATATGATGGAATTAGATCCAAAATATTGTGATGTTATAGTAAAACGCTGGGAAACACTAACAGGAAAAAAAGCAGAGTTAGAAAAAAAGTAATGGAGGTGGGTGAGTTGCGTTGACACAGAACAAAATTGAAAGAATAAAGACAGATTATTTAGGTGGAATGACATATAAAAACATTTTTAAAAAATACAACATTACTTTGTCTGATTTAAAAAAGATTATAAATCAATATAAATTAACAAGAAATAAAAGTGAAATACTTAAAGGCAACCAAAACGCCAAAAGCAACAAAGGCGGACATGCTCCACCTAAGAACAAAAACGCAATCACTACTGGAGAATATGAAAAAATATATACTGATGTTTTAACAGAGGAAGAAAAAGAATTATTTAAAAATTATAAGATAAGTGACATAGATAATTTGCTAATGGAAGAATACATGGCAGAATACAAATTGCTAACCATACGAGAAGTTAGAATGCTACGAAGAATAAGAAAACTGGAAAAAGCAGATAAAGATATGACAATAGGACATATTCGAAAAAAGAATAGTGATGGTGCAATAGAAACAGTAACAGAAGCGGAAGCAACTGTTGATAAAATCCAAAGAATAGAAGATGGACTTACAAGAGTGACAGAAGCAAAAAGAAAAAGCAGAGAAAATATGATAAAGTTAGGATTTAGTAAACGAGAGTTGGAACTAAAAGAAAAACAAGCAGAAGATGAATTATGGTAAGGAGGGGAATATGTTATGTTTGAAAATCCCCATGATTTATATAAATCTAAAGAGTGGCAGCAATTACTAGAGAATTTGAAACTAGAAAGAGTAAATGAAGAGGGAAAACTCATTTGTGAGTATTGTGGAGAGGAAATAGTAAAGGCTTACGATTGCATAGGACATCATAAAATACCACTAAATAATATAAATGTTAATGATTATAATATAAGTCTTAATCCAGAAAATATAATGTTAATACATTTCAAATGTCATAATAAAGTACATCATCGATTTGGATATGAATTACCACAAAAAGTATATATTGTTTATGGTTCGCCTTGCAGTGGTAAATCAACATGGGTTGATGAACAGGCAACAGCGGATGATTTAATAGTAGATATTGATAAAATATGGGAATGTATTAGTTTTTGCGATAAGTATAATAAACCAAAGAAATTACAGCAAAATGTTTTTGAGATAAGAAATACTTTGTTAGAGCAAATAAAGATGCGACTGGGAAATTGGCAAAATGCTTTTATAGTAGGAACATATCCATTAAAGATGGAAAGACAAAGACTGGCAGATAAACTAGGAGCAGAACTGATATTTATAGAAACAGAAAAGGATATATGTTTAAACAGAGCAAAAAACGATGCTTGGAGAAAATATATAGAAGAATGGTTTGAAAGTTTTCAACCATAGCCCCCCGCCTAGCTTAATGATGAACTAGTGTCTGGGGACTGTAAGGGGTACCTCTTTTTCACACGAGGCAAAAAATTCATTTTTTTTGGATTTCAAAAAAGAAGATACAGAAAGAAAGGTGTTTTTATGACAAGAAGAGAAAAGTTAGATGAAATTTTTAAGGATGTAGAAACAAATAAGAAGGAATTAATCAATCCACTTTTAGATGATATAGCTTTTTTGGAAGAAAGAATGGAAGAGCTAAAGAAAATGCCATTTATTAGAATTCATCCCAAAGATCCAACTAAACAAAAAGTGACTAAGGCAGCAAAACTATATAAAGAGCATTCTCAAAGTTATATGAATGCAATAAGAATGGTGTATTCAATGATTAATGGCCATGAAATAGAAGAGGATCCTGTACAAAAGTTTTTGGAGCAAAGAAAAAAATATGGAGGAAGTTAATTATTTAAAAGAATATTATAGTGAAATTCAAAAAGGAAATATAATTGTAGGATTAGAGTTAAAAACAGAATTACAAAAATTGATAAGAGATTTAGATGATCCACGATATAGATATGATTTAGAAGAAAGCCATTTAAGAATAGAATTTATGGAAAATCTATGTTTACAAAGTAAAAAGCCATTTTATAATATGCCAATGCAATTACTATTATGGGAAAAAGCATTTATAGAAACAATTTATTCATTTAAAGTATATGATGAAGAATTAAAACGATGGGTAAGGCGATTTCAAAATATACTTTTACTAATAGCAAGAAAAAATGGAAAAACAACACTTATGGCAGCAGATGCACACACAGATTTGAGAATTGGCGAAGGTGGTATGGATATAGTTT